CTAGGAGCTCGGCAGGCTCCGCAGATATCTCGCCGCCATCTCCAACGTCTCGCGGGTCTCGCGCGACCTGATCTCGACGCGATGCCGGCGGACGCCCTCTTCCCGCTCGAGTTCCTGACGCATTTCCTGCAGCCGGCCCGTCGGATTCGTCAAAATCCGATTCAGACCGCGCTCGATCGACGTCACCAGGTGACTGGCCTTGGGATTCCTGCCGATCGTCGTCATGCATCTAATCCTACCCGTTCGACCGAAGCGGTAACCGCTCGTGACCTGGTATTACACATGCTGTAATTCAGCTGCGAGCATACTAGACCACCTCACACTCGGCAGCAGCTTGCCGCAGGAGAACGAATCTAGCAACACTTGACAGACAGGGCGGCTATCGTCCGTACCCATGTCCGGTGAGAACCTCAGAGACCTTTCCAACGACACAGCAGAAGCGCTGCTGCAGGCAATCAAGAAAGAGGCTGGCGGGTCGTACGCTCCGGCGCAGCTCGAGCAGCTCGCGAATGCGTACGCGACCGTGCGGGGGGCTGCCCCGCGACCGCCTTCCGCGTCGCCGCGCATGGGCTGAGCCCAACTGCTTGGACGGCTAGGGCCAGCCGCGCACCAGATGAGCGGCAGCGGATTTCCGCTTTTCCGTGGCAGCACGGAAAAGGCAGGTCAGGCCCAGTAACAGCGCCTGACCTGCCTTCCGCCTTCGGTGACCTCAGTTCGGCTTAGGCCGCGTGCATGGTCATGAGCAGAGCAGCTCGGCCAGCTCGTTGTCCAGCTCGTCCATGCTGGCGATGCCGTGCCGCTGTAGCCGGCGCAGCGTCTCGTCGTGGCCGACCTTCCTTGCAAGCGCATTGGTGAGATCGAACAGCGCGACCCCGAGAGCGCGGGCGGGCATTGACTCGAAGTCGGGGATGGTGTGGTTGTGCATGGCTGGGCCTTCCGTCGTTGGGAAGTTCAGCGTGGCACTTGGCACCGACAGGTTCGGGAGTTTTGGCATGAGCTAGCTACCTCTCTATTTGGGTTGCTAGCGTTCCGGTTGACCAGTTCACATGTAGTTCACGTGGCCTGCTTTGTCGCTCAGATTGTGCCCCTGAGCATTACGAAAGCTGGTGCGCGATACTGGGATTGAACCAGTGACCTCTTCCGTGTCAGGGAAGCGCTCTCCCGCTGAGCTAATCGCGCCGGGGAAACCAAAAGCTTGGAGGTGGAGACGGGAATCGAACCCGTGTGCACGGCTTTGCAGGCCGTTGCCTCACCACTCGGCCACTCCACCGTTGGGGTCCACGCCACTTGCACCTTCGAGCGGATGACGGGATTCGAACCCGCGACCCTCACCTTGGCAAGGTGATGCGCTACCAACTGCGCTACATCCGCGCGCCTCGGACGAGATCGTCGCCCGGTGCGAAGCACGACGATAGTCCACGTGAGCGGGCACATACAAATTTCTTGGTACGAGCCGTGTCTAGGCTATCGCGTCGCGCCCGGCATGCCGATGCGGCCGGTATCGTCGGGGTCTGCACGTGCTAGTCTTCGACGTCGTTCGCCATCTCGGCGCCGGTCCCGTGGCTCAGTGGGAGAGCGTCCGCTTCACACGCGGAAGGTCGCTGGTTCGATCCCAGCCGGGACCACTTGTATTGTCGCAGCTAGACTAGGGTATCTAGCCTTACGAAGCAGGACCGATGTTATCTCGGTGTTATCCGGTTCGCCAGTTCTCCGCAGCAAGAGAGGCCTCCGCAAGGTGCGGAGGGCCCCGGCGACGGCGGTCACCGTCCCGGGGTATGGCCCAACTGCTAAGGAGCTGGACATGCCGAACAATACCTTCCCCGTCCCCGCTGGCGCACTGCGTGTTTACGAGTGGCAGCTTGGTCCCACCGGCCCGGATGGCGCTCCCAATGTGTATCGCCGTTTCGTCGGCAGCTCGTGGGGCTCAGATCGCTTCGCGGTCGGCATCGACGGCCTGCAGCACGGCGACGGCAGTGTCGAGCGGTTCATCTATCTCGACAAAGACCTTGGCCTAGAGGATGTAACTGCTAAGCAGGCCCGCCGGCTTGCTCGTGCGCTGATCGCTGCGGCCGACGATTACGACCGGCTGAACGACGTTGGCGGGGCATCGAAATGACCAGCGACGCTCAGCTTTTGCATGCCACGCTCTGTTTTCTCGCCGACCGAATGGGCGCCGACCACCCTGATATCTGGGTGGCTCGGGCGGTGCTTTCGGCAACCGGCGGGCAACGGCCCACGCAGGCCGGGGTGGATGCCCTCTGCTACGTGGCAGACGAACAGAGGCGCTTTGAGGATTTGGTGCGGGCCGATCTGGCAGTGCTCCGATGATCCGCGACTTACCCTTTTCTCACCGAGAGGGAGCGAAGCTATCCACGATGGACGCACACGACGATGGTGACGACACCCAGGCCGCCATCACTGATGACGCCAACACTGCCGTCGTAGACAGCGGCGGTACAACTAGGTGTTCCGTAGAACACCAAGTCGCGGCCGACGAACTGGCGTGGTCGGTTGAAGACTCCGCGCCGGAAGTCGTATCGAATCGCCGCCCACTGTCACTACCCTTGCGGCTGCTGCTGATTAGCGTCCTCGTCGGCGCGGTGGGCTTGGCTGCGTTTGTGTTGGGTGGCCGCGCGTTGCCGGTTGTGGCGCGGCATATCGCGGTGCCCGCGGTCTCGGTTCCGGCCAGTTCCAGCCCACCGCAGTCGATTCCTCCGCCAACGGTTGCGGAATTGCCACCACCACCGCCGCCGCTCACGCCGGATGAGGTCTACCTACGGGGGCTTGAGCGGATTGGGATACGCAACACCCTCAATCGTGCGAACGCCATCCATGTGGGCCACCAAATCTGCGACGACTTCGCCACCGGGTCCACCTTCGAGGACATAAGGCGCGCGGGGATGAAAAGCAACCCCAGCCTCTCCGTCGCCAACGTTGACGACATCACCCGTGTCTCCGTGACCGCGTATTGTCCGCAGTATCGGGAACTGCTCCACTAGAACAGGCAGGCTCCGGATCGCCGAGGGCGTCGGTAGATGTGTGGGGTGTTTTCCCTCTCGGTTTTACGCGTGGGACACGGTGGCGATACCGGCCGCATTCCAGTTGATTTGGAAGGTGCCGTTGGTATCGGAAACGTCAGCACCGAAGTCGACATAGCTGATTAGCGGGTTGGTGCTGGCCGAACCCGGGGTGACGTCAACGATCGCGGCGTAGCGTGCGGTGAGAGTGGAGCTACTCCACGAGATGTCGTCGGCGTCTACGGTGAGTGTTTTCGTGCCCGTGTTGTAGGTGACGGTCACTCCCGTGAGTGTTTTGCCGCCCGACGTGTAGCCGGTGCCCACCGCCTCTCCGGTGAGGTCGGACAGGTAGCGATGTGTGTCCGACGGCACGTAGGAACTGGTGAGCAGCATGACGTTGAGGGTGTCGCTGCCAAGGTCGATTTCTTTATTGGCGAGGGATTCCAGGACCCCGCCGTACAGGGTTGCGGAGATGCTCATGGGTGTGTGTTTTGACCTTTCGTGGTTTGGTTCCGGTTAAATCCGGCAGTAGCTTTCGTGGGTTTTGCCCCCCTTAGGGGCTGAACGGAATCAGCGGGACGGCAGCGCCTAGCCAGTCATAGTTGGCGCCGGGCGCGGTAGCGCTGAAACTCAGTGATGCCGCACCGTTGGCATCTCCGATCACAAGCGGTTCGTTGGCTCCCGATGCACCGGCGATGTTGTATCTACTGGTCTGGTTGTAGCTCGCGAACGCTCCCGAGGTGGCGTCTGCGCAGGTGAAGGCTTGCGCCACCATCTGCCCGTCTCCGGAGGGCACCGACAGGGACGCCGCAGTGGTGCTGCCCAAGCCGGTCGCGACAGATCCGAAACCTGAAACGTTTTTGTAGGACACCGAATTGGCGGCGCAATAGAACTGGTTTCCCGTGGTTGAGACGGAGATGGTTTGAGTTCCGCTCACTGGACCGATGAGTCCAAACAGGTACAGGTAGAGATAGGTGCCTCCGACCTTGGCGTTGTTGATCGACCCGAGTAGCGACATTGGCGTGTCACCGACCTTGGCAGTCAGGGTTCCTGGGGTGGCCTGCCAGTACCAGGCCGACACGGCCACTACCGTCGCGGTAGCCGTCCCAAATGGGTGCGACCAGGTGAACGGACCGGTGCTGCGGACATGCGCTCCAGCACCAACAGCGTCGAAAGAAACGGAAACGAATGGCAGGGTCGGCACCAACATCTGAGCCGATGCCGTCATCAACGGCGCGGCGATCGGCGTTGTCGCAACAACACTCGGAATCAACGCTGTCGCAATAGCGGTCATCGGAGGGGGTTTTACAGCCACCGTCCCACGAAGTTGCGGCACCAGCATTGACGCCGACGCGGCCACTGAAGGCGCTTCGACTGGCGTGATTGCCTCAACCTCGGGCGCTTTTGCCGACGCTGCGGCTGCCGCGAGGGGAGCCGAAACGCGCGAACTGGCCACCACACTCGGCGCAAGCATCTCCGCGGAACCAGACGCGACCGGGATCGGCGGTGTAATGCCTTGCACGACCGGCGCTATCACCGTTGCCGTCCCTGCCGCGGCGGGCGCTTCCACCAGCGCGGAGGCAGTGGGGAATGACGGCGCCAACGCCTCGGCCGTCACCGCGGGCGTGTTGGGGACCTCGACCCGGGCACCAACCCGCGCCCACCACAGCACACCACCCGGAGCCTGCCAACCTGGCGCGGTCACGACTGCTGCCTCGCGGTGATATGTAGGGGGAGTGTCATACCTGTCTTCATCCTTTAAGGGGCTGTTGAGCTGAATTTTGTGAGGCAACCAGCCGCCGCGGCCCCGCCGACAACGGCGCGCGCTTCCGAAGATGAAGCGCAGCGGGCCGTTGGCACTGTCGGCGGGCGGGCCGGGGGAAGCGGAAAGGACCCCGGCCCATATACCGCGGCGGCTGGTTTAGGTTGGTCGGCGCCAGGAAACGACGAAGTAAAACCGGCGCCGACCAAGTTTTAGGCCGTTAGCCGCGGCGCCTGGGCGCGCGCGGCTTCTGTTCGGGCTCCGGAATCACCTTGACTAGCAAGGCTTTTTCCAGCGCCGCGACCCTCTTTTCGAGGTCGGCCACCTTTTTCTCAGTCCACGAATCAGCCATGGCTACGAGGCGTCGTTAACCAGAACGCGGTACGCGTTGGTGTCCTGCGGAACACCATCGGCGCGAGCCCACATCGTGTATTCAATCTGACCTTCATTGGCGCGTGTGTAGGGGTTCACGATGAGCGTGACGTCCTGCACCCGGCGAATCACGTACCCGGACTGCAGGTCTCCGAACGCACCCCACTTGTGGGAGCTGGCGTCGGTGGAGTCGGCCCAAGCCTGGTCGATCACAACGGGATATCCGAGCAGCCGCTGATTCGACCGGCCCACGTCGATACCGTCAATCGAGCTATTCAGCAGCGGACGGTTATTGCCGTCCACCAGCGTCTCGATCAGGCTCATGGTCTTGTCGTTGAACGTCCACACCGCCGAGTCCCGGTAAGCCGGGTCCACCGAGTGCACGATCGCCACCAGTTCCGCATAGGTGGGCGTGGCTCCCGCGATGGCGGTTGCCGCGGTGCCGGTGCTGATGCCGTACGGCTGGCTGCTGCCGGTGCCGTTCACCCAATGCGCGGCCTGCGCGCGGGCAATACGCTGCGACAGCTTGCGCGTCACCAAACCCTGAACATCAAACGCGGCATCCTGCAACAGTTCCAGCGACACCCGCAAGGGCAGCTGGGAGGCGCCCGGGGCGACGTACTTATACGCGGCAATCGTCTTCTCGCCGAACACCAGATCGGCGCCGCCAGAACCGGGGTCGCTGGCCTCAGCCGCGATCACGCCCGTGTTAGAGGTGTCGTCAAGGGTCGGCCAGGTCAGCGGCTCACCGGCCGACGTGGTGATGACCTCAACGGCATTCGCAACGCCACCAAAGGCTTTCAGCCGATCAGTGATCTTGTTGAGCAGAGTGGTGGGCACCATGTAACCGCCGGCAGTGGTTGTGCCAGCGGTCTGCCCGTCGCGAAGCTCTGTGATATCGGCGTTGGGAATCCCGGTGCGCAGGTAGTGATCGAAAGCCCGTTCCAGGGTGTCGTCTTGTTTCGGGGCGGCGACGTGCACGGCGGCCTGTAACGACGCGTTCGGCGCCTCGTAGGCGCCCTGCCGGGCGCGAATCGCCTCGGAGCGCTGCGTTGCCTTCAGCTCGGTCTCCAAGGTCTCGTACTTCTCGACCTCATCATCGGTGAGGTTGCGGCCTTCGGCGGCGTCCAGAACGGCGCGCTGCTCGACCAGAAGCTCATCAATCGTCTTCAACTATTTTCCTTTCGAAAGGTTCACACGAGCACGCGCTCGAATGATTTGGGTGCGGCCGGTGATCACGTCGGCCGGTTTGGCTCTGAGAGCCACGCTCGTGCCGCTATAGGCGGGCAGCGAGACAGGGCTGATTTCCACAAGACGGGCGATACTGAGGTGCGTCCGTAGGTCGCGACCCTCGTAGGTGTCCCATGTCTCTTGGTCTGGTTTGAATCCGAACGAAACGCCAGTCATGTCACCGCGGTTTATCAGCTCGCGGGCATCGCGGCCGGCGCTGGTGTCGGGAAGGTCCACCTCAAAATGAAGGCCCCTGGTGTCCGTGGACAGCCGCAGCGTGCCCGATGACTGGCGGCCCAGCAGCTTTCCCGAATCGTGGTCTAGGAACGCCCTTACGTCGGTCGCCGGGTTCGCCAGCACCGCATCGAACGCGGTCGGGGCGAGGACTTCAAAGTACGGCCCAATGTCCGCGCGCTCGTTGAAAACGGCGGCATAGCCGGTGATTCGGTTGCCTTTGACCTCGGAGCGGACCTCGATACATCTGCGTTCAAGTTCAGGCGGCAACATCAACGTTGGTCTGTTCGGCATCGGTCTCCTGTATTTGTGGTTGTGCCGGCAGCGGCGGCAGATTGCGCATGCGCCGGGCCTCGTCCACGGTGATAAGCCCTGCTTGAAGCTGCGCGATAATCAAGCCCACCTCCGTCTCGTGGTCGGGCTGCACGAATTGCGAGTAATCAAAATCCGCGCTCTTGTTGGGCGGCAGCAGCAGCGACAAGCGTTCTTCAATGCGAGAAGTCCAGGGCTGCAGCGTGTAGCGGGCGAACCCTCTGTTCTGCTCGGTGAGCCCGGCGCCGAAGCTGGTCTGCTTTTGTGTCTGGCCCAAAAGGTGGGGCGGCACGCCGAACCAGCGTGAAATGTCCTCCACCTGAAAGGCTCTCGATTCCAACCACTGCGCATCAGCGGCGTTCATTGACCAGGGCGAGAACTTGAGAGCCTTGTTAATCACGGCGATAGACCCGGCGTTGGCTTCGCCCGCTACCTTCTGGGTCAAGCTCTCTTTAATGCGGGTGGCATCCTCCGGTGTCAGCTGCGCGCCCTCCTCGGGCGTCACAAGCCCACTGATAAGCGCGCCGTTGCTGAAAAGCCGCGAGGCGGAACGCTCGGCAGCAATCGACGTGCCGAAGCTATTGCGCGCCAGCCAGATGGGGCTTAGGCCCCTGATACCGTCCGTGGACAGCCCGGGGATGTGGGTCATGTCCCGAGACGTCAACGTCAGCGCCTTGCCGTCGATCGTCTCGACCAGAAACGTCTTCGAGTAGTCGCTGTGCCACTGAATCGACACGGCTCGCGGGTGAATCGGGTACAGCCCCAACATCTGGCCGGCGCCGCCCCTGATGTGCAGCAGAAAAGCGTTTCCGTGCAGCAGCAGATGCAAGAGCATCGTTTCGACCAACTCGAACTTGGTCAGCCCAGCCGCGCCGCCGGGGTTATCCAGCCAGCTCGGTACCGGCTCGCTGATGCCGTCGCTGCGCTCGTGAATCGTGCGCAGAGGCAGGCTGGCGATGCTGGACGCGATCAGCGAGACGGCCCGCCACACGGCAGCCAGGCCCAACGCCGAGAATTCGTTGACGTTGACGCCAGCCAAGTTGGGCGTACCCAAGCCGAAGAATTCGGCGGCGGCGGGGTCACCGATCGACACGAGGTCAAAGCTGCGTTCTTCGATGTCTTCCGGCGGCGTTTTGCGATTCCACCAGGCCATAAAAGTCCTCTAATTCGTTTAGTCAGGCCCACGCGATCATTAGTGGCGGGTCCTCTTTAGTCGGATGCTGCGCGCGGTCGTTCATCATTGCCAGCGCAATAGCGGCGTCGATTTTCCCGCGGCTTTTCGCCTTCGCGAGCATGAAGCCGCGCTCATTGAATCGCGGAACAGCATTGAGTATCTGCCGCGCATATTGCGGGTCCCCGTCGTGGCTTATCTCCATGCGCTTAATCGCCTCGAATAGCGACCCAATAGCGGGCGTCATTCGCTCGACACTTTGCGGAAATTCGACCATCGGGATACCGGCGTCACTAAGCGTTTGTGCCGGCAATTCAAACAAGCGCGGATCAAATGCCACTTCGATCAGCTTGTACGTCTGATCCAGCTCGCGGATATAGGCCATAATCGCCGCGAGGTCGACCGCATCATCGGCTTTAGGCATCCAAACCTTGGCGACGGTATGCAGCAGTCCGTTGGGTCGCCTCTGGCCTATCACCAGGGCCGTGGAATCGCGTTTCAAGCCCACATCTAGGCCTGCCCAAGTGGGAGCGCCCGGGACTAGCCTGTAATCGCTTTCCAGCGCATCCCAGACCCGTTTACCGTCCGGTCCCAACCAACAGTCGGTACCCTCAACCCATTGACCCAGATGGAAGATTCTGAAATGGCCCTCCGGGGACATCTCAACGGCTGTTTCGAGCGCGTCAATCGACTGGTATCCGGCATCGAGTGCCGGGCAGGCTTGGCGCCAGGCGTCGCGGTCGCGGATATCGCAACCATCCGGCGCGGACAGCTCGGTGAAGCTGAACCCGGCCGGCGTGTGACCATCCAGAAACGCGCTGCGTAGGTGCCACAGCGCCGAACGCTCCCGATCCAGCCCTGGTGTACCGATACCCACCGTTAGGCTGCTGGCGCGCTTACCAGAGGCCAGCACTAATGCCGACCAGCTGTCCAATGGCTGGAAACCGATCTCATCGGCGATCGCCAGCGTCGGATCGAGCCCTTGCAGGCCGTCGACATCGTTGGCGATCGGAAAGCAGGTACCGCCGTTGTAGCCGACCACTAACTTTGAGTCGCCAATTGCCGTGTAACTAATGCTGCGATTGCTTAACTCGGGCTCGGCAGCCACCATTTTGGTCGCAACATCAAACACCGACCGTTTCGCCTGACCAACCGTTGTCGCCATAATCGGTACTTGGGGCTCGCCGGTCTCATTCCGGTCGAAAGTGGCCCAAACTGCGAGCGCGGCCAGCAGCGTTGATTTACCTTGCCCGCGTGGACACTGAAGAATGGCCTGCCGAATGCCCGCTTTCAGGATTTTGGCTATCCATTCCTTTTGGAATGCCGCCAGCTTCATTGGCTTGCCGTAGCCGTGGCCTTTCGGAGCGCGGCAGTAGGTCTCTATGAAGCGAATAGCCCGCTTGGCGGGCTCCGTTTCGTCCCAGTCGTACCAGGGCGGCTCAGAGGTATCCCGAAAGTGCGTCCGGGCGTTACCACCCGACGCCATCAGCAGAACTGAATTAGCCGGTAACGGTCCACCAGCTGGTGATTAATCAAACTGAACAGCTCCGGCGAATTGCCGATAGTCAAAATCCAGCGCTCCGACACGTCATCGACCCTGCGCTCCGACGGCGGCCCCGAAGCACCCCGAACACTGCCGACCTGGGCGGCCATCCTGTCGACCATTTCGAGAATTGCCGCCTGAAAATCGAATGCGTCGTCCCAGCCGTGTTCGAGCGAGACCGAGACGTTGCTGTAGCCGCGGGGCCAGGTTTTGCAGCCCGTGCGGTACAGCACCCCGGCGGCATCGGCGGACTGCTGCACTTCGCTGAGGTCGACAGCGGTGCCATCTGCGGTAATCGAGGTCAGACTGACGATATTTTGAGTCGGCAGAATCAGGCTTGACCAGCCGCTACCGTCGATTGTGATCGTTTCGGTGGTCGTCGGCGTAACGTGCCACCCTGCGTATTTGCGACAAGCGGCAGTCGCGGCATCGAGTAGGCGCTCGGTTTCCGGGTCGTCTGCATCGAGTCGCCCCTTTGTATACGAGGCCGCATCGGCAGTAGTGAGTTCACTGGTCGGCATGCACTATTACTCCAAATCCCTTATATTGCAATGACTTTGGATCACTGCGTGCATGCGAAAAGCGTTGCTATGCAGCGTGATCGGGGTCGGAGAGTTCGGAGTGGGTATCAACAGCGTTGATATACCCTCGGCACTCACCCGAGAAGCGTTGGTGTCAAACGGCTTTCGAGAGCCCAAAAATGGCCTCTGACCTGCGGTTTTTCTTTATAAGCGTGCAAATCCGGCTGCGCGTGCCCCCCGAGGCATGTGTGGCGAACTTTTAGCGAATACCATTGTGCAGCAACGTATTCCGTAGCGTACCGGATGGTCATCCGCTACCGTATGGGTTCCTCGGTGGCGTTGTGCCAAGATGCCCTGTATTGCAACGTATTTCGCATACGGAGTGAGAGCTAATACCGTTGTGTTACAACGTCTTTCGCGTTGGCATCATTCGGTATCAACCTAGATGATGGTCACTCAGGAGCGAGTATCAACGTGGCTGAGACAGCGTGCTTGATATCAGCATCGTTGATACCGTTGTGCGATGTATGCAGGTCAGGTCGTATCTCGGTCCCGGCGAGCTGAATTGCAGGGCACACACGCCGGACGTAGATTCCGCCGATCATGAGTGCCGCCCCTAGAGAGAGGCACAATGTGATCCCACGAGTTGGCGTAGCCCAGACACCGAGCGGTGAGCTTGAGCTGGCATGGGCCGCTCGGTGCTGGTAGCGACCTGTAGGCCGGGTTGTCATACGTCCTGCGGCGACGGCCCCGGTGGCATCGTTGGCACCGGGAACCGTCGCTGAGCCGGCCACACTCAAGGCATGGCCGTCGAATGGTCATAGGGCCAGCGGAGTGGATGCGCCCATCGCCCCCATATACGACAGGTCGTTGTACGTGGTCTGCGGGTTCTGACCGGGCTGTGTGGTGATGTTCAGGTCTCCGCCGATGTGCATGCCGCCGTGGTACTGGTCGCCGCCCTGCTGGCCCGGTTTGCCCTGAGCGTCTTTGCCCTGGTTCTTGTCGTCCTTCTTGCCCTGCGTTTTGCCTGCAGAAGTCCCGGTGGCGGGTTTCGCCTTCGCCAGGCCTTTGAGCACGCGCCCGAAGATGTTGTTTTGGAGACCGTCTAGGCCGCCCCCGCCGCCATCGGGATCGTGCACCCCGAAGGTCTCCTGCAAGCCCTGAACACCAATGGCGGCGTATTCGCCGACTTGCTGAATGCTGCGGTTCGCGAGCTGGATGGCGAGCTGTGCAGCTGCGCCGCCGCCCGGGAACATGCCCGCGGCCGAGGTGATCGCCGCGGCGGGCATGCCGCCGATACCGATACCGCCGCCGCCCGAGGGCTGCCAGCCGCCACCCACTGGTGAGCCCTGGGGCGTGGGGTTGCCGGTCTCAGAGAGTCCTGAGCCGGTGTTGAAGCCAGATATCTGACCAGGGAATCCCCCGCCGCCCATGGCGCCGTTGGGGCGGAATGCGGGCGCCCAATGCACCATGTCGGATTCGTCGCCATAGGTGCCGCCTGGGGTCGTGTAATAGCGGCCGGATACGTCCTGACCGCCGGCAACGCCCATCGGCTGACCGCTAGCTGTCGAGTGGATCATCTGGGCCGACAGTCCGGGATTGGCCCGCAGGTACTCGCTGAGGCGGTCCTGCTGATCCATGGGGCCGGTCACGTCGACTGCGTAGCCCGCCCGGCCCGGATTGCCGTGCAGGCTGCCGTGCGGCGTACTGCCGGCGGTCAGGCCCGGCCCACCCACGGCGTGCACAAATTGCTGCACCCATTCGGGGATAGTCGGATTGCCCTTGTCCGGGTTCATGAATAGCGGCGGTAAGCCAAGCTGCTGCAACAACGCGGTCGTGTACGTGGCCTTGTCGCCGGGCATGCTGATCGCGCTCATGCCGCCGGGCATGCCGCCGCTGTTGCCGCCGCCGAAGTAGTCGGCCAATGCCGCAGGGATGCCGCCACCGCCGCCGGAACCGCCGCTGAGGTAACTCGACGTGCCTGCGCTGGGCTGGCCGAGCTGGCCATAGTTTTGCGGCCAGAGCGACTGCGGGCCGCCGCGGGCCTGCATCGCGCGCTGGGCAACCTGGATCTGCTGATCCTTGGTCGCCATGGCCGCGTTCGGCGCGAATTGGGTGCCGCCGTACTGCGCCCAAGTGCCTTGGTCGAACTGCAGGCCGCCGTAATAACCATTGCCCGTGTTGATCGACCAGTTGCCGCCGGATTCCTTGGCCGCCAGTGCATCCCAGTTCAGGCCGCCGCCCACGGGCATCCCGCCGGCCGCCATGGGCATGCCCGCAGACGAGACCGAGGGACCGCCGGGCATTCCGGCCGGGATACCGAGCAGAGGCGAACGGCCTTGCGCGCGGTTTCTTTCGGCCAAAGCGCCCAAGGCCCCCGAGTCACCCTGGCGGTAGTTCGGGTCCGAGTCGCGGATGGCCGCCAACTGACCAAGCATCGGCGCGGCGGCCAGCTTGCCAATAAACTCGACAAGGTTCTTCGCCAGGCCTGGTAAGCCCTGCGACAGACCAAAGTCTTCATCGAGCTGAGGCCCGAGGTCTTTCATCGAGTCGCTGAAGTTTTTGTAGCCTTGGAGCTGCTTTTTGTTGGCGGCCTCCTGCGCTTGCTGAAGCTCCAACTGCGCCTTGTTGATGTCGCGCTGATCTTCAACGATCTTGTTTTTCTGCGCCTGGATCTGCTCAGCAGTGGCGTTGTTGCCTTTCTCCAACGCCAGCAAGGTCGCCTGGTCGTCCGCGAGACGATGCTTGGCCTGCATGAGAGCGCCCTCGGCGGCGTACTCACCCTGGGTCTCGCCCGGCCGCGGTCCGGCGCCGTAGGACGGGTCGAGCGGGGTGGTCACCTGCGGGAGCCCCCCCTTGCCGCCCTTGCCGGGGGCGGCAGGCACCGGAATGTTGTTCCACGGCGTGGCACCGTTGATCGATGAGCCGGCGCCGAATTGGTTGTTCGGCTTCGACGCCCACCCCGGGCCGCTCGTGGCCGGCTTGTTGTCCGGCTGGTCCGGCGGGGCAAAGCTGCCGCCGCCGCCCATGAAGCCAGGGGGCGGCCCGCCCGGCGAACCGGGGCCGATGTAGTTGCCGTTCTTGTCGTAGAGGTTGCCCTTGCCGAGACGACTCGGATGCCTTATGTCGCCCCACATTTCACGGAACGGTTGCTTAAACCAGTTCCAGTGATCCGTATCGGGCAGCGGCAGGCCGGTGTGCGACTTGAGAAAGTTATCCACGTGCGGGACCGCGGCCATTGCCCCGGCGAGCGTTCCAACCGCCGTAGTCGCCGCTGCGGCAGCCGTGCCGATCATCCCTAGTGAGCTTGCCGCGGCAGCAGAGCCCGTCTTAGCGCTGGCCGGAATGGTGACGCCAAGCATCTCCGCGACCCTGCCCAGCTGAGCGATGGTCGTCGCGACCTTCCACGCGCCCCAGGCTGCCGCGACGGTATAGATCAGGTTGGGCCAGCCCCCGATCATGTTCGCGACCGGCTGCAGATCGTTAATCAGCGTGTTGACCACATGCGAGACACCGGCAATGGCCTGAGCAACCGAGACGGCCGCGTCAACCATGCCGTGGAGTGTCGACTGAAACTCCTGCGGACTCTTATTGCCAAAGACGTCGAAGATGCGATGTCCGATATCACCGATCACGCGGCCGAGCGTCGAAGCGGCGTCGATTCCCCTTTGGATCCACTCTTGAAGTTTGCCAGACTGCTGTGCATTCTGGATGAACTGAGCGAATTTAGTTGCTAGATTAGCGATCCCGGTCGCCATGCCGGGGAGGAAATCAGATCCCACCTTAGCTATGCGGGCGAAAGCGTCAACCACTGGCCCCATCGCGGGCGCGAGGCTGCGGAAGGCCGCCACGACGTTGTTCATGAGCGAGCCGATGGCAGCGCTCGTCCCTGGCGTCTTCAGTTGGCCGGCGAAGTTCTGGAACATCTCATTCATCGCGCCGGCAACGCCCGTGGTGAGCTGGCGAATCTGCGGCATGAATTGCTTGCCGAGATCGCTCAATTGCCTTGCGACACCGCTAAATAGCGCGGTCTGCGTGATCGACTTGAGGCCATCCAGCCCTGTTACCAAGTGCTGAATCTCTAGCGCCGCTTGCTGGGCATTCGGAGCGAGGCCCGCGAGATCCTGCGCAAACTTGCGCGGGTCAGACATGTCTTTGATGGCCTTGTCGAAGCCCGACAGGCCCATCTTGAGCGTGACAAAGGCCGCGCCTCCGGCAGTTGCCGCAGCGGGCAACAGCCACAGCGCTTGGCTGGCCGTCGTGGCGGCCTCGGCCACCGACCCGAGCATCGAAAGCAGGCCGCCGCCGATGACGGCACCGGCCCGGCCGGAAGGCACGCCCGGGACGGAGGACATCACGTCGCCGAAGATGCCGCCGCCACGTCCACCGCCGCCGCCACCGCCGCCACGGCGGTGCCTGTGAGCGTCATCGATCTTCGCATCGCGAAGGCTCCGGAGCGCCTTATTCTGGCGCTGAATGGCGCGCTCAAAGTCGCCAGTGCCGCGAACAACCTCTTTGTTGGCCTGCGCCAAATCCTTGCGAGATTGGTACAACGCTTTATCGAGGGCGATGCCCTCGCGCATTCCGATGCCTGTACGGCGGGAGTCGGCGAGTCGGCGCTCCGTCTCGGCTATTGCCTGAGTCGATTCACGGACACGGCGGTTCGCGTCCTCAAGTTTCTTGTTACTTTCCGTGACCTTGGCATTGGAGTCGATGACGACGCCCGCAGCTTTCCTGATGCGGGGGCTACTCGATTCCATCTCTTTCGCAAATGCGTCGGCGGCATTGCGACCCGCCTGCCGCATTTGTTGTTCAATTTGGCGATCGACGTTGTCAACGCTGGTGCGGTTTAATTTTGTGAATACATTTACGAAAATATCGGCCAACGGAAAAACCTCGTTTAGCGGAGAAATTGAATAAGGGCCGGCCCTCGACTGAGGGGAAGGGTCGGCCCTGAAGAATGGCGGGTGATTAGTTGTTCGGCGTCGGAGCGCTCGAAATAAAGCTAGCCGCAGTGCGCAGCTCAGCGGCGCGCTCTGCGATCTGCTCGGCCGTAGGCTCTGCGATGCCCTGCGCGCGAGATAGCAGGCTCGCCAGCAATGTGTAGTATGCGTCTAGCGACAATTCACCGCGGGAATACGCAGCGACTAAATCCACGCCGGCCTGTCGGATTTGCCGAGCCTCGTCGGGGGTCACATCGGTCATGCGGTTTGATTGTCCATTCGTGGCGCGGGCGAATTTTTTCGTGAGCTATCCAGCGGGGCTGATCAACCGCGCTGATATACAGCGGTTCAGCGGTAAACGGTTCGACAGCTACCGAGCATTCGCAAGGTGAGTAGTTCCCCAACGCGACGCACAAGCCCCCCGAAGGGGGATCACCCCGAGCTGCCTAGAGGCTGCCCACCCGGCTTTCGAGCCTTCAGGTTGCGGCGCCGCCCACGGGGCGGCACTCGGGGTTGCGTGCTTGTCGGTATCGGCATTGTCGAAGTTGTCAGCGATGCCAAAACTGGAACGCATTGATAAAGAGTCATAGAGGAGCGATGCATTTGCGCTGGTCAGCGCGTCGGCTCTTAACCGTTTTGGTTAATGGCCTTAACCGTTTCGGTTAAAAAATGCATCATTCTTTAACCGTTTCGGTTAAATTTCGCACACCCCGGGATCGCTTACCATCGCAGACAGCGCAGGGGTCGTTCGGGTGCCCCTTCCACCCTCCCGTAACCACATCCTTGGGCGATACCAGGCACCGCGAAGTTGATTCATACATAAGTAGCCCGGCGTCCTTCGCCCCGGCTATGGCGCGGGATACAGACACCGGGTGTGCCTTGAGCGTCTCAGCCAACTCGCCCTTGGCGAAGCTGGCGTGACCATTCGTCCGCGTCTTGCTATAGGCCAGGAAGGCGACACGGAACCGCAGGGGGATCTGCTCATTCTTCGCGAATGCTAAGCACGTCTCCATGTTCAGTTTCACGAAATAGGGCTCATCGCTAGTGGGTTGCAATCTTGCTCATCGTTTCCGCCCGGGGGCAATCATCGGCTAGCAGCTCTTGCATGTCGGCTATCAACTGAACCGCCTCGTCGCGACTGAGCAGGATGAAACTCCGGCCCTGCTTGACGTGGACTCCACCACCGAAGCGCTTGGATAGCTGGACAGGGTTTGCGTTCACACCGCACACCCGGCCCGGCCTAGCTCATCAGCCAGCGCCACCGCCGCACGGCACAACTCAGGGTCCCGTTGCAGGGCGAGCTGCGCGCGTCCTGACTTGAAGTCCATGACGTCCGCCAGCGCCGCCGCCGCGACGAGAATGCGCTCAGCTTTGTTGAGGTCATTGACGTCAATCCCGCGAGCCTCAAGCGCCCTAAATAGCGCCATCGCCTGCCCGCGGCGGGTTTTATACTTGGTCTGCCGGCCATCATGGCATTTGCGGCATTCGCTGCCGATGAAGTCGGCAGGCGTGCGCAATTCGTGCAACTCATTCTTACAGAGCATTTTGGCGCGTTCTTTCTCCCGTATTTGTACGGTTGGTAGACATGGGTGTTCCCCGTTACTATCGGGTACAGGGGATTAAGCCCCTGACCTCGCATTCTTGCGATTCTGTGACACGATTTCCTTCCGGCATGCTTTGCACACCGGGTGCCTGCCATCGGCGGCATCGGCTTTAGGCGAAAAGCACTCCAGGCCTTTCGACCGCCCGCAAGGGCCTTTGCAGGTTTTGCGCGCCCCGACCTCGTAGGCGCCCAAGAACGTGGTGGCGGCCTTTTCCCTGCCCTTCGCGAACACTGGCCTCGCATCATCGTCGACAGGGGTGGAAAGCCCGTTGCGTTCTTCTTCGCCAGCTCGCCCCCATACCCCGTCGGGAAGGCTGGGATTTTCGCGACTCCTTTTGCGGGTATTCACGTCATCCACATCGCCGCAAAGGGTTGGTTCGATATAGTCGATATCCCCATCGACAAGCAGGCTGAAAACGGAGTCTTTCGCGTCAAAATCATTGTCGGGATCGTAATGCTGAAGATCTTCCCGGGCGATAATACCCAGCTCGTATTTCCTCTTTTCAATATCCCGGTCGACGCTGCGCTTATTCTTGCCGGCGCCTTTGTTGAGCCATTCGTTGGCCTGTGCTTCAAGGCCCTTATCTTTGCCATGCTTAGTCACTGTCATCCCCTGATCGGCCAAGTCGATCGCGCCGCCTCAAGAGGTCACTGTGGGCGGCCTCAAGCTCATCAAGTGTCAGCTCATGCAGCGGCTTGCCGGTCGTCTTCAGCAGGCTGGCGAGGGTAGTACCCAGAAAGAGATCTGCGCCGCGGTCGATCTGATCGGCCAACGCCCTGATCCGGTTACGCAACCTTGCCTTCGCCTCGATGTCGTTCACCGGGCGCCTCCCCCATCCGGCCGCTCCGTCACACCACCGCGGGCAGTCGTCGCCATCTGGTTTTCCAGCCACGCCTCGACGTCCTCGCGGCGGTATTTCACATGCCGTCCGACGCGGAAGGACCGCGGCCCCTGATCCATATAGCGCCAGTAGCGAAGTGTCCCTTCACTAACGCCGAGCAGTTGTGCGGCACCGGCCGTTGACATGATATCCATCATGATCCGCGCCCATCCTCGGCCGCGTCGTCCTCGTCATCGATGAATAGCGGGCGCACGGCGAGCCACTGCGCGTCGGTCAGGATGTACTCGTCGTCTGGGTGGGTCACAGCACGCCCCCAATCGGGCGCTGGACCGCAAGCAAGCTGTCCCGGTCAATTCGTATGGCGCGCTTGCCGAGCCGGTATCCGCTGATCCGCCCCTCGGCGAGCCATCGGCGTATAGTCTTGTGCGACAGGCCGAAAGCGGCTGCCGCCTGTGCGATACTGATGCGGACGGGAAGTGACTCCAGGTCCGTCATCGTGCCTGATGTGGTCATAGAGCAACTATTGCATCCCCATCCTGCGATCCCCGCGGTTCTAGCGGGACGAATTCCGTTGCGGGACGTAGGCATTGACACATACACCACGCGCTGACCAGCGGATAGGCGGCGGTCCAGTGACGCAAAACACGGTGTGCAGAGGTTGCAGCACCGCCGTAATTAGGTCGCGGATGTAGCTCTCGATGTTGAACTAGCTAGCGCCGACAACGCCTCGGCGATCTCGCCATCGCGGCCATCCACGGCGCCCTGATAGATCAAACTCGCCTTCGCCGTCGAGTGCCCGAGCCGGGCCATCGTCTCCGGGAGGTTCGCCACACGCGCGGTTTGGTGTCCGGCGAAGTGCCGTAGGTCGTGGATTGCCGGCCGCGGCTTCTTCTTGCCGTCGCGGCCGATCGCCGTGAGCGCGGTCCTGAAGTAGCGGCGGAAGGTTTTGTCGGACAGGTGGCAGCTGCGGTCAGGCGGAAAGACAAGGGCGTCAGGCCCTTTAGCGGCATACGCGGCCAGATGATGCTTGAGGGCGGCGCGAATGTGTGGGGGAGCGACGACCTTGCGGCCTTTCTTCGTCTTCGGGGTGTCGACAAAGCACTTCCCGTCACGGTGGACAACGCCACGCTCGACCGTGAGCAGCGCGCAGTCGGTGCTGAAGTCTTTGCGCCGTAGTTCGGTGACTTCACCCCACCGCAGGCCGCACCACGCGCTAATCAGCACCAGGGCTTTGAACCGCTCATCGATGGCGTCGGCCAACTGGCCGACCTCGGCTACGTCGAGTATCACGGCCCGTTTCTTGCTCGCGGTCCCGCCGGCCCCGGTGATCTGTACCGGGTTGGCTAGGAGGTAGCCGTCAGTGACGGCGGTCGCCAGCACCGCGTGCAGCAGCCCATACGCATGGGCGCGATATGTGGGCTTGTCGATCAGTGTTGTCGCGTGCCACTGGCGCACCGCTTGCACGGTGATGTTCCCCAGGGCGAGCTTGCCGAGCGCTGTCGGCTTGATGTGTTCCTCGAACAACCGGGTGTAGTGGCTCTGGGTGCGTGGCTTGAGGGGTTGGCCGCCCACGGTGCGCTGCTCGATCCACGTGGGCACGTAGTCCGCCAGGGTCAGGCCGTGAGCCTGTTTCTCCGCTTCCCGCTGCGCGGGCGGGGTCCAGACGTTGAGGTCGATCAGCCGCCGCTCCGCTGCCAGCCACGCCTCGCCGTCCATCTTCGCGCCGAAGGTGCCAGGCGCTTTGTGACGCGCCCCGTCAGGGCCAATATAAGAAGCGTGCCAGCGCTTGGGCGGGCGTCGGCCGCTCTGGCGCAGCCAGCCCCACCCCCGGTGCCCCTTCTTCCCGGCCAC